GCTCAACGCTAAGAACCAATACGAAACGAATAATAAGAACATCCGTGAGATTATTCGTTCCGCTGCGGGGCTAGGTAATGTTGGTGGTGGTTCAGGTAGTGCTTCAGGTGTATTAGACGCAGCTAACGCGCAATTAGGAAAGGCTTATATGTTAGGAGCTGACGGCACTTGGGCTACAGATTGCGGCAAATTATTCGCAGATAGTGTAAAGGAAACATTCGGAAAGGATGTACCTCGATATGTCCCATCTATTATGGACGCAGCGGCAGAAGCCGGAGCATGGCACCCAGAAGGTGACGGATATGTTCCTAAAGCCGGCGATGGCGTAGTCGTACTTGGCGATAATCATATCGTTATTGCTGATGGTAATGACGGGTATACAGGCGCTAACTCTAGTACAGGGGTAGTTGCTAAGCAATCTATCACAGGTGACTTTGGGGCTATTACAGGCTATGTTGACACGTCTAAATTAGTAGGGGCGTCAGGTTCTGCAGATGCTCTTAAAAACGCAAATGCTAAAGCGTTAGCGAACTCCAACCTAGTAGCAGAAGCTAAGGCTAAGAATGAAGAGGTATATCAAAAGAAACTCGAAGAAGCTGACCGTAATCAAAAAATCCGTGTACGTAAGATGAACGAGGAAATCTCGAAACTTGACCTTGAACGCACAGGCGATCGCTTGCAATTACTCAAGACGGAAGCCGAGGCTCAAAAGGCTCAAATCGATGATAACGTTCGTGAGTACACAAAAGCCGTTGGTGATAAGACATTAGCCGAAAAGAGAGCTAATGCTGAGAAGCTAAAGATTACTGCTGATACGGAACAGAAAATCAGAGAGTTAGCATATACACAACTCAACGAGGACTCTGAACGTCAATCTAATTTAGTAAGACTTGGACGGATATCTCAAGCAGATGCAGACCAAGTACTTAATGAACAGTTGCGGGCGTACATCGAATTCGCTCAACGAGAACTTAATGAAGCTCAGTTAAGCGCTACTCAACGCTTACAAGTAGAAAAGAACCTCGTTGAAGCTCAGCAAAAGCTATGGGAAGCTGCCGGTCGTAACTTACGCACTAGCCTTCAAGAAGGTGCTAGACAGTACAACTTACAGGTAGTGAACTATGGTGACCTAGCGAAGTCTACTTTTGATAGTACGATGAGCAGTATTAACTCTTCGTTTACTAGCCACTTAGAAGCAATGGCTACAGGTACTGAGTCTTTCGGTAAGGGGATAAAGAATATCTTTAAAGATATTACGAATAGCATTATTAAGATGCTTGTTAACCTTTCGTTCCAACAGTATGTACAGCCAAAACTACAAAGCCTATTTGGCGGAGTGGTAAGCGGTCTCGGTGCTATTGGCGCCGGTCGTGGCGGTGTATCCTCGTTTGCAAGTGGCGGCTCTTTCAGCTCCGCATTTACAGGCAATAGCTTTGGTAAGTTCGCAAGCGGTGGTATTGCTCCAGCAGGTATGACATTAGTCGGTGAGAATGGTCCAGAGCTCTTGCAGTTCAACTCCTCACATCGCATTTACAATGCAAGCCAAACACGTAAGATGATTGGCGGTGAAGGAGCTAGTAAGGTAACGGTTAACATCATCAATCAATCTGGCCAACAACTAGATAGCCAACAGCAAGAAACTAAGTTCGATGGCGAACAAATGATAGTTGATGTAGTAGTATCTAGTCTTATGACAAACAAAGGAGGTATGCGTGATGCCATTAAGGCAGCCGCAGTATAGCGTATGTTAGAATTTCCGAATATTCGATGGCCGATATACCCTATCGATGAAACAACGCCTGATGTAAGTCGTAAGGCTCAGGTAGAAAACATGACGATGCTAACACATCGTAAGACTACGAAAGCGTTACGATCGTATTCGGTAAATTATAAGATACCGACTTCGGAATATATCAAGCTAAGGAATTTCTTTGACCAGGTCAATACTGCGGAGATATTCCTTTGGACACATCCGGAGACACGAGCGAAGGTAAGAGTTCGGTTCGCTGACCAACTACATTTCTCCGCTAGTGATTATGGTATATGGAGTGGTTCTATTCAATTACAGGAGGCTTAGATGTTAACGTTATCAACTGCATCTATCATCGAAAAAAATAAGATATCCTCCACTGGAGCATGGGTAATGGCTATTGAGCTTCACCATCCGGGAGGGAATATCCTCCTTGTGAATAACACAGAGGACTTAACCTTAGCCGGTAAGAAGTACACTGCCTTCCCATTCAAGCTAGAGGATATTAACGAGGACACTAAGCAGATGCCTAACGTTAAACTCTCTGTAGCGAATGTAACCGGTACTATCCAACGGCTGGTAGAAAAGAATAAAGGCCTCACAGATTGTGAGGTCAATATTCGAATATTCAATACTAACTTACCGGACATTATTGAACTAGAAGAAACGTTCATCATCAATGCATCCCAATCTAAAGCAGATTGGGTAGTGTTCACATTAGGTACAGACTTCTCATTTTCTCGTAGGTTCCCACCTGTTCGAGTAATGAAAGACTATTGTCCTTTCAAATTTAAGTCTGTAGAGTGCGGATACAAAGGGTACGCACAATCATGTAACAAAACTCTAAAACGCTGTCGTGAGTTAAATAACAGCGTTAGATTTGGCGGTGAGCCAACAATACCACAAGGGGGCTTATATGCGTCTAACTCTAAATAACCTAGTAGGTACTCCGTGGAAAGAGTTGCCTTGTTGGGATCTTGTGGTAGAGGTGTATAAGAGAGCCGGTGTTCAGCTTGAGCCATACGCAACGTATTGGCCAGATATGAACTCTCCATGGTACGAAGTCAAGGAGCCGGAAGTAGGGGACATAATTGTCATGAACCTCTACAGTAATACTGCTGATCATATTGCAGTATATGTAGGCGAAGGAAAGATGATACATTCTACCGAATATGCGGGCGTATGTATTGTACCAATTGACAGATTAAGAAAACGTATATTAGGAGTGTATAGGCACAAGGAGGCTCAAAATGATTAGATTAGTAATTGCTCGAAACCCATTCGACCTTACCACTAGACAAGAGACTCTTGTGCCTTTTGTTGAAGGTAAAAAGCTTAACCAGTATTTCACAGAACCAGGTGAATGGGTGTACTCCATAAATGGTGAGTTAGTAGATGATACCGCATCACCTACAGATGAAGCCTATGTAGTGGTATTACCTAAACTTGAAAAGCAAGCACTCGGTATTTTGTTATCTATTGGTTTATCTATTGCGACTGCCGGTATCGCCTCAGGGGCGATATTCGGTATTACTAGTGTATTAGGTCGTACGTTAGCAGCAATGGCTATCGGCATGATTGGTAATGCGATCATATCTAAAATATCTGCACCTAAGACAGATAGCTCCAATACCGAGCAGTCCGCTACCTATGGGTGGCAAGGTGCACAGACTGTTATTGGCCAAGGTCATCCTTTAGCCATTACCTATGGTAAGTGTAAAAGTGCCGGTATGCTTATATCTCGCCACGTAACAAGTGACGGAAGTAAACAATATCTTAACCTATTATACTGCGCCGGAGAGGGTCCTATTGACGCTATAACGGACGTTAAATTAAACGGTAACCCTATTGGTAACTATAAGGAAGTTCAACTCGATGTAAGACTTGGCACAAATGACCAAGAGATTATCCCTAACTTCAATGATAACTATGCTGACCAACCTTTGACGTATGAGCTTACCAACGACTGGTCAATACATCAAACGCAAGGTAACTTATCTACCGCACTAGAGGTTACTATATCGCTTCCTAATGGTTTGTATTATTCAAACGACCAGGGTGGACTAAGTGAAACGTCAGTCACTATTGAAGGTGGCTATCGTAAAGTTGGTTCTGCAGAGTGGATACCATTACCGATTAGTAGCAATGGTGGCCAAAGTGCCATGATTGAAAAGACAGATAATCGTTGGTTTAAACGGAACAGTCATTCAAGAACATCCATCGATAATAGCCAATATACTGGCGTTATCAAGGATAGTTCAAATAAAGCTATCTATCGTGTGTTCCGGTTCGATGTAAAGGAACCAGGACAGTACGAAGTCCGTATGCGGTGTGCACATAAGGACGGTAACTCTAACCGCCATGTGAACAAAGTATACTGGTCACAGTTAACTCAAATTGTTTATGATGACTTCATTCATCCTGGTAAGGTGCTTATCGGTATTAAAGCATTAGCTACTGACCAATTAAATGGTAATGATCCAAACGTAACATGGATACAAGAGCGTAAAACAGTATGGGTATTTAATACCTACACTGGAGCGTATGAGTCTAAACCGGCTAATAATCCGGCGTGGGCTTGTTACGATATCCTTCATCATTGCCGGAAGATTGGCGATGAGTATGTAGTTAAAGGCGCTCCTCGTGAACGCTTTGTATATGACGCATTTAAGGCGTGGGCTGATAAGTGCGATGAAAAACATATTACATTTAATTACATTTATGACAATGCTAGCCAAGTATGGGATGCCCTTAAATACGCTGAGAACGTAGGTAGAGGTAAGGTAATACCTTTAGGTACTCGATTCAGTTGTATTTACGATTATGCGGCTACACCTACTCAGCTATTTACTGTAGGCAATATCAAGATGGACTCATTTATGGAAGAGTTCCAGGCTACATCATCTAGGGCAAACGCTATCGAGGTATCATTCCTCAATAAAGCTAAAGACTATGAGCGTGACGTGCTCCCTGTATTCAGTGAAGAGTATGACGTAACTACATCCCTAGCTAGTCCGGCGCAAGTCGAACTCATGGGATGTGTGTATGTAGACCAAGCTTACAATTACGCTAAACATTACCTAAGAGCGAATAAGTATGAGGTACGAACTTGTACCTTTGAGGCTTTCACAGACGCCATAGCGTGCACGATAGGGGATGTAATCCTATTACAACACGATGTGACAGACTGGGGGCAAGGTGGTCGTGTAGAGTCTGCCACAGGTAATAAAGTAATCCTTGATAGAGAGGTTGCTTTTGAGCAAGGTAAGACCTATCGCCTTATGGTACGCAATGCTAAAACGGATGTATTAGAGTCTTACAACGTAACGGGCGTATCCGGTAGGACCTTAACGCTCGCTAGTAATGCAGTCATTCAGACCGACGATTTATACACCTATGGCGAGGCAACCAAGGAAGCTAAACCATTCAGGGTATTATCCATTAGCAAGTCCAACTCTGAAATGACACGCAAGATATCTTGTATTGAATACTACCCAGAGTTGTACGCCGGTGATGATGGATCAGTACCAATCATCGACTACACAACGAAGTCCGATGTAATTAAGGTTATTAACTTAGTGTTAATTGCTGATGTCAAGACCTTAAAAGACGGGACTATACTCTGTGATATCAACGGTACTTGGCAACTGCCAAGGGATAAAGTGGCCAAGAATATTATTGTCTATTACAAGCCTGTAACCGCTAAGGAGTGGCAACAGTTTAAGGTATTAGATGGTAGTGCCACTAGCGTGACTATTCCAAGTGTAGCGACCGACGTTAACTACGACGTTAAGATTGTATGTACAAATAACACAGGCGCAGCGTATGAGGGCGTAGAGCGTGCGGTGTATGTAAGTGGTAAGGAAATACCACCGGCTACACCTAAAGGCTTTAAGGTAACGCAGGACGCAGTAAATAGTAGCGTACTTCACTTATCATGGGAACCTAATACAGAGGCTGACCTGCATGGATACACGCTATATGACGGTAACGATGTAGTCCTTATTAAGCATATAGGCGGTACATCCTACTCGTACTTCATTCCTAATACTGGCAATTACCAGTTCAAGCTATCTGCTATCGATACATCCAGTAATGAAAGTGGTAAGGCTGAGGCTCGTATTACTGCGAGTGTATCCACTGAGAGTGTGGCTACACCTAAAGCACCGGCTCGTGGTGAGGTAACAATCGGTAAGACGATCGTTGCTGCATGGGACCCAGTAGAAAATACCTACATCGATTACTACGAAGTTCGACTTGATAGTAATGTTGGCCAAGCTAATAATATGCTAGCCAAGACTACAGATATCCGCTCTGAAATTAAGTTATCGGCTCGTAGAGGTGCGGTATTCGTTTACGCACACAATCCTGTTAAAGGTTATGGTCCGGCTCTTAGACTTGACTATAACGCAGCAGTTCCTAAAGCTCCGACGAATGTCAAAGTAAAAGGTAATATTACAGGCGTAAGCGTAGTTTTTGATAGCATACCGGATACTTGTATAGGCGCTAATATTTATATCGGTACAGAGAAGTATTTTGTTACTACAAACGTAAATATGATACCTCATGACGCAGGTATCTTGGATGTAAAAGTAGCGTATGTGGATGTATTTGGTGAGGGCGCGTACTCTGATATCGTTGGCACTTCAGTACCGGCTAGCATTGACCCGGCTTTAATCGATAAGGAAGCTCTTGGCATTAAGTCTATGGATGAAAAGATTAAGGAGCTTACAAAGACTGCTAATGCATATTCTACCCAAGTTAAAAACTTAACTTCTAATATGGCAACTCAATTCAGCCAATTAGAAGACGGTATCGACTTAAAATTAAAAGCATTAAACGGCGATGAATTAGTTAGTCGAATCAATCTGAGTTCTGCAGGAACAAGAATTGACGGTAAGTTGCTTCACGTAACTGGTGATGCACTATTCGACAATAACATCATTACTAAACAGATGCTCGCTGCTAAAGCCGTGTCTGCAGATAAGATGGACGTCGAAGAGTTAAGCGCGATCAGTGGTAACCTCGGGACTGTAACAGGCGGTAAGGTTATCGGCGGTGTGCTTCAAAATAAAACTGGTACATTCAAAGTTGATGCTAACGGTAACATCGTAGGGGCTAATATCACAGGCTCACGCATTGACGCTGCCTCAATATTCCAATCTGGCTATAAGATTAAAAATATTGATGTGCAAATCTACAAAGTACGTCATGGTGACTGGTGTCCACTACCGGAAGGGTTTAATGAAAGTCAATGTACATTTATTCCTGTCGGCTATATAATGACCGAACGTTATTTTGACAGCAACTATAACTACTATAAAACCAAAGTGCCAAGTCCATGGGAGGATAAAATCCCTTATAAAATTAGCAAAGATGAATATAACCAGCAAAAAGCTCGATATATTGGATGGTGTAGCGTATATATGCAAAAGGATGAACGAACACAATCTAATATAGGCGTTGCTGACAAACGCAGAGCGGTAGTAGAGGCTAAAGGGGAAAGTTCACATAGCAGTGAAAATAACGATTTTTACACTAAATCCTATTTCTACGGTGAGCTATATGTATTGGTTATTGCGCGTCAATAAGGAGGCTATATGGTCGAACAAGATTTTACACTCCACTCCGGACAAGATTTTGATATTACATATGTCGTACCACCTGAAAGTGATATGACATTAAGTCAATATAAAGGCGCTTGTAAAATTCGCAAGCGCCCATATGACGATATGATATTAGAGTTGCATCCTGTGGTAGAGTCAAAACAGGTAAGGTTTTTTATTTCTGGCCAAGAGTCAGCAGAGAAGAAAATAAAGGGCGGCGATTACATCTACGACGCATTCCTTTATAACGATGACCACTGGCTAAAGATTGGCCAAGGTACGATTACGATCGTGCCTGATATTTCTATGCATGATTAAAGGGGAGGTAACTTATCATGGCAGATAACACACTTACGCTAAAACTCGATGCAGATACAGCTCTGCCACTTATCGAGAAAATCGGTAAAGACATTGTATTGCCTATCGTTGAAGGTGCTGGCAAGAGTGCATATGCAATCGCAGTAGCACACGGCTTCAAAGGCTCTGAGCAAGACTGGTTAGATGGATTGCGTGGACCACAAGGTCTACCAGGTAAGCCAGGACCTCAAGGTGACCCTGGTCCAATCGGCAAGCCAGGGCCTAAAGGGGAACCCGGTAGTGCAGAACGTGCAGCAGAACTCTTAAAATCTAAAAACATATATTTAGAAAATAGTGACGTTGACACAGTAATTACTACCGTAATTGAGAAGTTGTTTGAGCGCGGTTCTTTGCAAGAGGCTACGTTTAGACAGTTGGAATACGCTCAACCAAGCACAGGGCAAGAGTATATCGACCTCACAGGCGAGCCTCATTTCAAAGTGGCAGTCAATGGCGGTGAAAAGAAAGAGTTTGAAAGTGATAATATGCGAGTTACTATTGAGCCATTCGGCCCTAAGAATATCGAGCTCAAATATTATGATCTAAACGATAACGAACAAACCACTTTGCTTATTAGAGGGTCAAACGTAGCACCAGATGAGGTATATACAGATGTTAGTGGTGTTGCATATAAACGATTAGGAAATGAAATTGAAATTGATGTATCGAATTACAATAACACAGATATATTCAAGATTTTGCCTAATTGGAATATTGGCGACATTAACAAAATCACTATCAAGACCAATAAGCGTGTAATGCTTAAAATGAACGAGTCATCTTTGCATGATAAATCTGGTACTGTTGTAAATGAAATTAATTCGGTTTGGATTATTGAAACACCAGAGAATACTGTGTTCAAGTGGACTGATAGCTACTGGACTAATTTGGCTATGAAAGATTTAACAAGTTATTTTTCTACAAGTGTAGCCACAGGCAATAGCCGTGAGCCTTACTTTGTTTATGACGCAGGTGCTAACAAATACATAAACAGTGATCGTGAGGGTTTATAAAATGCAAGTAATAACAGATTTTCTATATGAGGCATGGCGAATGCTTACAGACTCATTCGCCGTGAAAGCCTTGCTCGCAGTAGTGGCAGAAATCGGCATATATATGCTAGGGCTCAAACATGTACAAGTACTGGGGATATTCATTATACTGGTATTCCTAGACTTGCTCACACGTTGGGCAGCTATCGGCTATAAAATGCTTATTGATTTAGGGGCAAGCCCAGAGAACATAAGTGGTTATGCTAAATATATCGCCATTCCTGCTGCATGGGGTAAGGGGTTAATTAACTCAAAGCATATGCGCAAGCCGTTTGTTACAAAAGTACTCACGTACTGCCTAGCAACTGCTGGGGCTTATTGCTTTGATTTTATGGCAGGCAATTATGCCTTTGCCGTAAATCTAGTATGGCTATATCTTGGCTCAGTTGAGTTCCTGTCTATCCTCGAGAATATGAGAGACGGCGGAAATAGTACAATCGCAGGGCTCTTGGATGTAGTGCATTCTAAAATTGACATGATTTTAAAGAAATAAAGGTTTGTAAGCCACGCTTACATTGTGTGGCTTGGCTTATATGTTTGAATTTAAAAATAACGATAAAAGCACTATAAAATTATCGTTAAAAGCAGAAATAGAGGTGTATATAATGAAAATTGGCACACATTTTGATGATTATGAGTTCGCTTGCAGTTGCCACAGACATGAAGTTGATGAGAATGGGCATAATAAGTTAGACCATATTATCGACAAGCGTTTGGTGGACTTATTAGACGCAATTCGTGAACGTTTAGGCGTGCCGTTGACTGTTACAAGTGGTTATCGTTGCGAGGAACATAACGAGGAAGTAGGCGGCGTATCTAACTCTCAACACGTTTTAGGGACTGCTGCTGATATTACTTATGATGACGTTGACGTTGAGTACTTGGCAGAAGTTGCCGAGGCTTGCGGTCAAGAGTTAGGTATTGAGGGCGGTATCGGTACATATTACCATCAAGGATTCGTACACGTTGATGTACGAGGATATGCAGCACGATGGAATGATTTGGATTAAAGGAGGTTATTATGTATGCAAAAATTAAG